CTCAACACAACATACATCAAACGTTTTCAAGCATTCAAGCAATCAATCTCTCACGCTCTTTTCAGCAATTAGCAAACAATCTTGTTCGTTCGCAATTTACGCTTCCACACGTACGTTCACTTTGTATTACCATCTTCTTAGTCTTCACTCCATAATCAAACATTACCAATGGCTTGCATTATGATCGGAGACATGCCTGTGAACCTGCCTGCTCCTTCTGTGGGAGTTCAGAGAGAAATCTCCTCTGTGGAGATGCTTACAAAACCCAGCTTCTGTGGTTGGGAGTTCGCACCAGAGCCTGTGGTGCGCCAGCATCACAAGCACTTGTGCGAAACGAGTGCTAAACTCATCGATGAATACAAACAACGCACTAATTCCGTATTTGCGGAATTAGAGCGTGACATCGCTGAGAGGAACAAGGGAACTGTCTTCAAACTGGTTAAGAGAGGACAGTGGACACGAGTCCTTCGTCTGTCGAAGGAAAAGAGTAGATGCGCACTGAGGCGCATGTGGAAAAAGGAATCTAATGAGTTTTTCGACTCATTGGACGTGGACACCATTAGGATAGCTGAAGAAGCTATCAAGCATGAAGACTATATGACGCAAGCTCAGTGGGTGCGTCAAAACGCTGTTAGGCACAAATCACGTAAAGTGCCTAAGATTTTCAAAACAGCAAAAACAAGTGTGAATAATCTGTTTCGCTCTGTGGCGAAAATCGCGCAAGAGAACTGTATTCCCATCGAAATCATTGGGAAGAAAAAGCGCACTTTCAAGACCAAACCTTTTATGCGCAAAAATTGTTTCTTTCTTCACTTGCCACACATGGATCACAAAAACCTAAAGAGAGAGATACGATTGGAACCACAGGAGGAACCTTTCTTCACAATCCTTGCCAGACTGAACACGCAAGGATACCTAAAAGCCAGTGATGTCACGTATGGGCATAGTGGTTTGATTTGGAAACGCGAAAAAGTTATTGGAGAACGTTCATATCTGAATAATACATTCGTCCTACGGGGTGGGATAAAACAGCAAATCTTTGATGCCCAGCGAAAGTATGGCTATTCAATGCTGAAAGTTATGCGACAATATTCTGAACCAGGAAAGGACTTTTGGACTGGTTTTGACCGAGCTTTTATTAAACATCGCGATATCCCAGTGGATGGACACAAGTGTAGGTCTGTTTTTAAAGTTGAGCGATGTGGTGAAGTCGCGGCTATTTTAGGAACTTTACTTATGCCATCACATAAAATCACGTGCGATGAGTGTGCGCAAAGTTACTCCAATATGTCATTTAGTGACATTGTTTCAAACATTCAGCGCAAACTGCCAGGCGCTCGGAATTTCCTGTCAAGTCAATACCCAGAATTTGTTCATTTGCAGAAGTTTTTGAATGTGTTGGAGACCACACACAGAGAAGGCCCGCGAAACTTTGACACGTTGAAGGCTGTGAGTAGAATAACTTGTGAGAATAAGACAGTTCCGTTCATGAATTTGGAGACTATATGTCAGAAGTTAATGCTAGGGGTGCACATGAAGCCAGAAGATTTGGAAGAGGCAGCCAGTGCTTTACTCGAAGTAACTCGGTGGGCGAAAAACCGAACTGATGTTATACAAGGTAACACACTTGCGAAATTCAGGAATAAAGCATCAGCAAAAGCTGTCATGAACATGAATTTACTCTGTGATAACCAGCGTGACAAAAATGGCAATTTTGTGTGGGGTTTGAGAGGATACCATGCAAGACGTCTATTTAACAACTTCTTTAAAACCATTACATCTGGTAATGAGTACAAGGAGTATGTTAATCGTAGAAGTCCACACACCACACGGAAGTTGGCTATTGGAAATTTGATACTGCCATTGTCATTCGAGGATTTGCGATCACACATGCTAGGTGAACCAATTGAACGCCAACCACTCACGGAGGCATGCATAATGAGAAAAGGTTCAAATTATGAATATTCCGTTTGTTGTGTGACAAATGATGATGGAACACCTGTTGAAAGTGGAGTCATTATGCCAGTTAAAAACCACTTAGTGGTTGGGAACACAGGTGACTCAAAGATCATCGATATGCCGCAGTTTGGTTCGTTCCGCATGTATATGGCAAAGGACGGTTTCTGCTATTTGAACATATTCTTGGCTATGTTGCTCAATGTTAACGAGGAGGATGCGAAGCGTTTCACAAAGATTATTCGCGATGACATGATTCCACGATTAGGCACGTGGCCTAAGTTGAAAGACATTGCAGCTGTTTGTTACTTCTTGGCCGTCATGTTTCCTGACGTGCGATCTGCAGAACTTCCACGTATACTCGTAGATCATAAAGCAAAAACAATGCATGTCGTCGATTCATTCGGATCACACAGCACCATGTATCACGTATTGAAAGCTGGTACTGTAACCCAGTTACTAAGCTTTAATAGTGATCTTGTCACTGGTGAAATGGATGAATACTTGGTGGGAGGCTTTAATGATCCTAATCCTCGAATTCAATCACACGAAATCACGCATGATGTGATGCATAAAGCTTCAATCAAAAAGATCATAAGATGCGTTTACAGGCCTAAGGAAATGTTTGCTCTCATTGACAATCACCCATACATCTTATTTCATGGGTTGATTTCACCAGCCATATTACGTGCAATGCATACAAGTGGCAGTCTCGAGAAGGCAGTTACGATGTGGAGCGGAAATGATACATCTATAGCGACTGCCTTCATTAAGCTACGATCCTTGGCAAAGAAAGTTTCTGGTGCACGCAATTTGATCGATCAGATACAAATTATTGAGGGTTCGGCTGCGATCTTATATTCTGAATTATGCAACAAGTCAAATCCGTCATCTATCCATTTAGCAACTTTACAGTTGCTTCACATGATAGCTGACAGGTCCGCAGCTGATGAGAAGTTGAGAGAACAAGGTTTTGGTACGCATCATAATGAGGTAATCGCGGAAGTTGAGAAAAAATACGCAGAAATGTTGTCAAATTCTTACCGCGAATTGAATTTCTCTGGAAAGTTACGATATGCCACGGAGCGTGCAAAATCTTTCAAATCTGCGATAAAATTTGTTGGACAGAAAGAAGTGGCAGACATGACAAAGTCATGCAAGCGCTTCTCAGATTCTGTGGTCTCAGCTAGTGTCACTAAGAGTCAAAATTTGACAAACAAGTTGGCCACATGGAGATCCAACATAAATTCAAAATTTCGTGGTTTCTTTGTTAATAGAACCCTTTCATGTATCTCTTCATTTGTACCTAGTTGTTTTAAATTAATTAATATATTAGCTGTGTTAACGTTGTTATCTGCTCTTAGTGCAAATTTAGCCACTTTTGCTCATGAAAGGAAGAGATTAGCAAATCAAGTCAAGGAACTCAATCACGACCAAATTTTTGACCAAATTGAAAGTGTTTACTCCGACATGGTTCGTGAAGCGGATGGAGAGTTACCTAAGGTTGGTGATTTTATTTTAAGGTTGGGGAAAAGATACCCTTCTTCCGTTCCATATATGATTCGCCAACTGAACAGCGAGGTTGTTGAGCAAGGTAAAGGACCCACTGAGCAGAATTTAGAAAAGGTCATAGCGTTTATGGTTTTATTAGCGATGTTTGTGGATGCTAATAGGAGTGATGCGATTGCTAGTGTGCTTAACAAAGTCAAAAACATCACAACCACATTAAGCACACCTGTTCACCACCAATCAGAGTTTTATACAAAGTCAGGATCTCTGTTGACTTTGGAAAATGTGTACCATCAAAGTCTCGATGAAATTGCTGATATTGTTGATGAGAAGAATCTAACAATAGATTTTGATTTATCAACTAACGGTAAAGAGAGCTTTGGCGTAACGGACATAACCTTTAGAGGGTGGTGGGATAAGCAACTTGTCGAGAACAGAACAATACCACACTACCGCACTGGCGGACATTTTATTGAGTTCACAAGGGCAAACGCTGTACAAGTTGCAGTTACAATAGCGCACGACTCAGTTAATAGTGAATTCTTGGTTAGAGGCGCAGTTGGATCGGGTAAATCGACAGCCTTACCTTATCACTTGTCAATGAAAGGACAAACGCTGTTGATTGAACCAACCAGGCCATTAGCTGAGAATGTTGCTATGCAATTGAGAGGAGCGCCTTTTAATACAAGTCCCACATTGCGTATGAGAGGTATGTCCGTATTTGGCCACACGCCAATTACAGTGATGACGAGTGGTTATGCATTACATCACTTCGCTAATAATATTTTGACTTTAAATGATTTTAAATTTATTATTTTTGATGAGTGTCATGTTTTAGATGCGTCAGCAATGGCTTTCTTTTGTTTACTTAAGGAGTATTCGTATTCAGGAAAAGTTTTGAAAGTCTCTGCAACACCTCCTGGTCGGGAGGTTGATTTTCAAACCCAGCATCCTGTAACTGTGCATATAGAAGAATCTTTATCTTTTGACCAGTTTGTAGCCGCTCAGGGATCTGGATCTAATGCTGATGTTCTCAACAAAGGAGTTAATGTGTTGGTGTATGTGGCCAGTTACAGCGAAGTCGATAGTCTATCACGATCGCTCATCAATAAAGGTTACCTAGTAACTAAAGTTGATGGGAGAACAATGAAATCAGGAGGGACTGCAATTGAAACAAAAGGCTCGAATGGAAAACCACATTTTGTTGTTGCTACCAACATCATCGAGAATGGTGTTACTCTTGATATAGATGTGGTTGTTGATTTTGGACTTAAAGTTGTACCGAACCTTGATGCCGATAATCGTCTAGTGTCGTATGCAAAAGTTCCCATATCATTTGGTGAAAGAATTCAGCGTATTGGACGAGTTGGTCGAACAAAACCTGGTCATGCATTACGTATTGGGTATACTGAGAAGGGAATATCAGAGATTCCACCCATGTTGGCTACTGAAGCGGCTTTTCTTTGTTTTGCTTATAGTTTACCAGTTATGGCACATAATGTAGTTTCTAGCATTCTCGCAAATTGTACAGTTAGGCAAGCGAGAACGATGATGGCATTTGAACTGTCTCCATTCTTCACACACGAGTTAGTTGATCATACAGGGTCGCTACATCCGGAAATCAATAGAATATTAGGACCATACAAGCTTAGAGATTCTGAACTTGAGCTTCACAGCAGCTCAATTCCGTATGGTTCAACACAGCGGTGGTTGACAGTGCGCGAATATTCGAGAATGGGGTGCCGCATCTCATGCAACGAAGATGTCAAAATACCATTCTATATGAATGGCATTCCAGATAAGTTGTACGAGCAGATACATGAATGCGTCACAACTTTCTCGCATCAAGGGTTTCCTGGCAAATTGAGTATGTCTAGCGCAGCTAAGGTGTCATACACACTCAAAACGGACATTCACTCATTGCCCAGAACAATAGCAATACTCGATCGCCTTATCCAGGAGGAACAAACGAAGCACGCACATTTCCAGGCTATGAATGCAAACATTTGTGGGCCTCATAATTTCTCATTGTTGGGTATCGCAAATTCCATTCGTAAAAGGTTCTTAGTTGACCACTCAATCAAAAACCTTGAAATTCTGCAGCGGTCAAAGGCTCAGATATTGGAATTTTCGAAACTTAACATTGATCCATCAAGTGTGGAAGCACTCACTGGGTTTTCAAGTTTGGATCTTGTGTATCATCAGAGTAAGGAGTCAGTTTCATCGCATCTTAAATTGAAAGGAAAGTGGAACGCATCGAAAATAACAAATGATCTGTTTATAATGTTATTCGTCCTGATAGGTGGCTGCTGGATGCTGTATGAACGGTTCAAAACCGCGATGACAGAGCCAGTTTACCACCAGGGTAACACAAAACGATCAAGACAAAAGTTGAAATTTCGCGATGCCTACACAGATAAACTTGGAAGAGAAGTTTATGGTGATGATGGAACAATGGAGCAGCTGTTTGGTTCTGCATACACGAAGAAGAGTAAGTCCAAAGGGACAACAAAAGGAATGGGTCACAAAACGCGCAAATTCGTAAACATGTACGGATTTGATCCTACTGAATATAACACAGTACGATTTGTTGACCCGATCACGGGAGAAACATTGGACGAAAGCCCGATAACAGATTTAAATATCGTGCAAGAGCATTTTGGAGACATTCGAGACAAATTACTGGAACAAGATGTTATCAGTAGACAAGCGGTTTTGTCCAATCCTGGGATTCATGCATATTATATTAAAAATGCAGCTAAACACGCATTGAAAGTTGACCTGGAACCACACAACCCACGATTGGTGTGTGCAAGAGTCGCAACGATTTCCGGATTTCCTGAGAGAGAGTTTGAATTGAGACAGACTGGCATGCCCCAACAAATTGATATTTCAAGAGTGCCAGCAGTTCAAGAGTCTGTGGAACATGAAGGAAAGGCCATACTGCAAGGAGTTCGTGATTATAATAGTGTGTCAAATGCCATATGTCGACTCATCAATGATTCGGACGGCCAGACACAAACATTATACGGATTCGGTTATGGACCTTATTTAATTGTGAATCGTCATTTGTTCAAAAGAAACAATGGCACGCTAACGATTCATTCAAAGCATGGCGAATTCACTGTTCAAAACACCACAGTTTTAAGAATGCACCCAGTTAAGGACAGAGACGTGCTCATTGTCCAATTACCTAAGGATTTTCCACCATTTCCGATGCGTTTGAGTTTTAGACACCCCATCATTGGTGAGAAAGTGTGCATGATCGGTGCAAATTTTCAACAGAACTCGATTAGGCAAACAATTTCAGAACCCTCAAAAACTTTCCCGAAAGAAAATTGCAATTTCTGGTGCCATTGGATTGACACACAAGTCGGTCAATGTGGTTTACCATTAGTCGCAATAAGTGATGGCTCAATTGTAGGTCTTCATAGCTTAGGGAAAGTGGCCGAAGGTTCTAATTATTTTTCGAGTTTACCAGACGATTTTAAAGCAAACTATTTGGCAAAACCTGAAACACTTGAATGGGTTAAGCAATGGAGGTACAATCCAGATAGTATTGCATGGGGTTCCCTGACTCTCAATCGAATGAATAAGGACAAGACCTTCACACCTCTAAAGGATGTGAAGGACTTAATCATGGAAGACGTTATTGAGCAGGGGCAAGACTCAAACTCGAGATGGGTCTTTGAAAGAATAAATGGAAATCTGAAGGGTTACGCTCGACTGGACAATCAGCTGGTAACCAAACATATTGTGAAGGGTCGATGCCAATATTTTTCAGAATATCTTGCTGAGCATGCTGAAGCTGAGGCCTTCTTTAGACCACTGATGGGTGCTTATGGTCCTACACACTTAAATAGAGAAGCATACTTGAAAGATCTCATGAAGTATTCGTCATCAATTGTTGTTGGGAAAGTCGATACAGACTTGTTTGAAATCGCGGTGCAAAATGTCATAACCATCATGGAAGAAATTGGCTTCACTCAATGCGAGTACATTACGGATGCCCCAACTGTTGTATCAAGTCTCAACTTGAACGCAGCAATGGGAGCAAGATTTAAAGGCAAAAAGAGACTATTCTTTGAAGATATGTCAGATGAACAATGCGAGTTCTATGTGCAACATAGTTGCAAGCGGTTGTTCACTGGGCAGATGGGTATATGGAATGGATCTCTCAAGGCAGAGCTGAGGCCAAAGGAAAAATTGGAGCAGAACAAAACACGCACATTTACAGCAGCTCCAATTGACACACTGCTTGGTGGAAAAGTTTGTGTAGATGATTTCAACAATAAATTTTATGCACTTCACATAAAAGGACCATGGACGGTTGGAATGACAAAATTCTACAAACAATGGGACCGTCTCTTGAATGAACTTCCTGATGGTTGGGTTTACAGTGATGCTGATGGTAGCCAATTTGATAGTTCTTTGACTCCATATCTCATAAATGCTGTCCTAAATATTCGATTGCACTTCATGGAAGAGTGGGACTTAGGCGCACAAATGCTCTCAAATCTCTACACAGAGATTATATATACGCCTATTGCAACGCCTGATGGCACCATAGTGAAGAAACACAAAGGAAACAATAGTGGGCAACCCTCAACAGTTGTGGATAATTCACTAATGGTGTGTTTGGCAATGCAATACTCACTCTTGAAAAATGGAATAATACTCGATGCACAGAGGGATATCATAAGATATTTTGTCAATGGTGATGATTTGCTTGTGGCTGTTAATCCAGATTTTGAATATTTATATGACAAATTTTCGGATAATTTTCAGGAACTTGGTCTAAATTATACGTTCTCGGCCACAACACATAAATCAGATTTATGGTTTATGTCGCATGTTGGCATCAAACGAGACGGGATTTGGATACCAAAGCTTGAACCAGAGCGAATCGTTTCCATTCTCGAATGGGATAGGAGCACTCAAATCGAACATCGTTTAGAAGCAATCTGTGCTTCTATGATTGAAGCATGGGGTTATGACGATCTATTGAAACAGATACGTCTGTTTTATAGATGGTTATTAAACCATGAAAACATTCAAGAGTGCTATCTTACAGGTCACATCCCATATGTTGCTGAGAGTGCTTTGAGGAGATTATATATGGACGAGGAGGTCAACCAGAATGTTTATGACAGCATGATTCGAATGATACTTGATGATTTTGATTATGAGGATGAGAGAGATGCTATCGAACATGTTTACCATCAAGCAGATAGTAGGCCATCGACCCCAAAAATCCAAAAAGTTGATGCTGGTTCATCAGAGCAAGAATCTGAGGAAAAAAAGAAAAAGAAGCAAGGTGAGGAACGACTTGCGAGAGAAGCTGAGGACCAGAAGAAAAATAACGAAGAAAAGAAGAAGGATGTGGAGCAAGAGATAATCACAACAGTGCCTTCAACTTCTAAACAAGGTGATGACTCAACATCTGGAGTCAATCGAATCTGGGCAACAGCCCCAACAACCGGTACGGGTGTCCGTGACAGAGACGTTGGACAAAGTACAACAGGCACATTCTCGCTCCCCAAAATGAAGAAAATTCACACGGGAATGCGCCTCCCTAAATCCAAAGGAAAATCAGTTCTCAATCTTGACCATTTGTTACAATACCTTCCTGACCCTGTTGATCTGTCCAACACACGAGCGACTCAGTCGCAATATGACGAGTGGTACTCCAGAGTGTCACTTGCATACGGAATGGATGAGCAGCAGATGGGTATTATAATGAATGGTTTCATGGTCTGGTGTATAGAGAATGGTACCTCGCCAAATGCCGACGGAATGTGGACCATGATGGATGGTGATCAACAAGAAGAATATCCACTAAAACCTATGATTGAGAATGCCAAACCGACCTTGCGTCAGATTATGGCTCACTTTAGCGATGCTGCAGAAGCATACATCGAAATGAGAAACGCTAGAGAGCCATATATGCCAAGGTACGGATTAAAGAGGAACCTTACCGACATGAGTCTCGCTAGGTGTGCATTTGACTTTTACGAAATCACAAGATACACACCTAAGCGAGTCATTGAAGCTCACATGCAGATGAAGGCTGCAGCGCTATCCAATGTTAAAACAAGAATGTTTGGCCTTGATGGTAGTGTCGGTAATTCAGAGGAGAACACGGAAAGGCACACCGCACACGATGTAAATCAAAATTTGCACACCCTCATGGGCGTGCGCGGAATTTGATCTCTTGGATCTCTTAGTGCCCYATTTATATGTAATATTTAACTTTTAGTTTTATTGCATCTTTACGTGTTTTTGCAGTAGCCTCCCTTATAGCTAGTAACCCTAGTCGTGTAGTGAGGGTGGCCCTCCTCCGATTCGTCGGCGCGCCTAGTAGTTAATAGATTCCTCTTAGTCTGCCCTGTCTAGTGCCTAGTGAGGATGGTCCTCCGTATGAGTGGCTTTGCATATTTCATCAGTTAGCCTGGTGCTATGTAAGGATGCTCTAGCTAGCCAGTTCCTTCTATTTGAGGAGAG